ACTTCGCTAACTGGTGTCGAAATTCTTGAAATGGTAATGCCCTCTACTGAAGTCACCGACGAAAATATCAATGAATTTGAAAAAGTTTTTGACTTTAGTGAAGTCAAGCAAATTTGTGAATTTCAAGTGGATGAATACGATGAAAAAGATGTAATACACATCCCAACCTGTACTAAGAGATGGCGCGAAGAATGTTGGTGGATAAAAAATGGTACAGAAAAGTCAACCGATAAGCTAATCAAAAAGACAAGGGGCCTTATTGAGCGTTATGGAAAGGCTTTTAAGGCAAACACAGATTACTTGATAAAATTATTGAAAGAAAAAGGAGAGGAAAAGATGGAAGGTATAATTGGGCAACAACAAATTGATGAACTCAAAGACGTGATTGTTATTTTACAGCAAATCGACAGCAAATTATTTTTCGAAGAAATCGCAAACATTCAAGAAAAAGTTAGTAAGTTAGAAAAACAATAGATGCAAAGTTACTGCGCATAATCAAATACTAACCATCGAAAATGCCCTTAAACCCTTGGTATCACTGGTTTGTAGATATATCCGGTATTTGACTAATTATGTCTAGCAAATTAGGGTTAATCAATTTGTGATTAGCCCTAATTTCATAAGTAATAAGCAGGAAAAAGAAACTTATCGCCGAAAGGATTATTAATAAGAGGTGAGCAAGAGTTGGATAATTTTCTCGGTACTTTAGTATTTCTACTTCCTGGAGTATTGGCGTATTTCTGGCTTCAGTCTTTTGGTATTAACCCAGTGGTAAAGCACACTCCAGGTGAATTTACGGCTGTAGCAGCTTTATTGTGGTTTCCTGTATCTTTTGGAACATTGATTTTGCATAATTGGGCCGTAATTCATATATATTATTTTTATGGTATGGAACCAATCTGGACTATCAAGGACTTACTGGATGCGTCTGGTAGTCTGGTATTTTTAGCGGTGTTCTTTTCACTAAGCCTAGTTGTTAGCTTTTGTGTAAGTGTGATTTGGGCTAAGTGGGGATATTTGTTACTTGCGGGAGTAGTAAATATAATCAGGAAATGGAGAGGAATAGCAGCTCTTTCTAAAGGAACTTCAGTTTGGGAAAACGTTTTTTTAAATAACGACGATCAGTATATTGAATTCGGGAGATTCGATATACCGGAGAAGGCAATAGCTGGGAGAATAACAAAAGCGTCCCGACCTTTTGAGCCGGAACGCAGCTTATTTCTTGATAAGACTGATGAAGTAAGGAAAGTCGTTGGTGAATATGAAATTCCGATAACTAATATATACATTGATACAAAGACAGGATTGTACGTAAAAATTTTAGATAAGGATTCTGTTGATGGGGCGCTCCCCTTTGTGGAAGTTACTAGTCCTTCTTCTTCGGAGGCGGCGGCGGGGGCTGAGTAGCAACCTTGAGAGGTTTATCGCAAGAATCTCTTGTGTATTTAGTTGTTGAAGAATTTTTATCTGTCATAAATATCCCTCCTTCCTGAAATTAGTTGTGGACAATTACTAATTTTGACAAAAGGAGGGATATTCCTTTTAAATTATAAAATATTTTCTATTGCACTAGGTATTGCTTATAAGCTTGTTTCCGTTTCTCATCGGACAGGACAGAATATATCAAAGTTGTAGCCGGATCTACATGCCCCAGTAATCCCTGGACCGCGACCAGATCAGCGCCGTTGTTAAGCATCAGGGTTGCAAAAGTGTGACGGAACACATGTGTATGCACGTTTTTTGTTACCTCTGAGCGCGCAGCAATGCGTTTAACCGCTCGCTGGATTCCCTTGGTCGATAGCCGTCGATAAGGTCTGCGTTCGGTTACAAATAAGGCATCCACATCGTCAGTGCGGCGCATGAGGTATTTCTTTAAGTGGTACATGGCCTTAAAGCTAAAGTAAACAGTGCGTTCTTTGTCGCCCTTTCCGACAACCAATACCGACATCGCCTGATAATCAATATCCTGGCGGTTTAGTTTCTGGACTTCGGTAAGCCTGGCTCCAGTGGCATAATAGACCTCGATCATGGCTCGTTCTCGCGGTGTGATACAAGCCTCCCGGATCATTTCTAGTTCCTCGATCGTTAGAGCCTTCGGAGACCTCTTCTCTTTCTTAGGAGGCTTGATCTGCTTGGTCACATCCTTGGATATTACGCCTTCGTTCGCAAGCCAGCCGAACATTGATTTTAAGACCGAAAGTTTCTTTGATACTGACGAAGTTTTGAGGTGATCGAACCCCCCGAGAAAAAGACGGATATCGGAGGTGGTTACTTCATCGGTTGCCTTGTTGATGTGTTCACTGAAAATTCGGAGTTCTAAGGCGTAGGCTTCGAGGGTTAATGGACTTAGCCCTTCGAGCTTTTTCCCTGCCAAGAATAGTTTAATTTTTGCGGCTAGGTCCGGGTGGCCATTGGGGACCAGCGCGGGCTTAATATCATACTGGACCAAGATCACTGATAATGCTTGCCGGATCACCTGCTTGTCCACTTTTGGGCAAGAAAAAACGAAGGCATCCATTACCTGCTCCAGTAAAATCTCAGCGGTTGAACTAAGGATTTGTGTAGCCGTATAACCTCACTCCTCTTTAATTTTACCGGAACGCCATGATATAATGGGTGTGACACTCCGGTGTCATTCTCAGGCACTCGTCTAGGCCGGCAAGCTAGGGACGGGTGCTTTGTTGTTGGTTGACTCCCTTGAGCCTCCATCGCAACTCAAGTGCCGTTATTGCGGTTCTCTGTAAGTTCTCATCCATGTAGTACGCTCGGCTCATGGTGTCGATTGGCTCAATCCGCTCGCCTTTGTCATTCCACTGCCAGGAGTTACCGGCCCAAAGTGTGAAAGCCCAGTAAATAGCTGAGTAGTGACCGCTTCCAAAGTCGTTTTTCAAGATTGCGTCCCAATTGATTTCGCGCTTTTTGGGGTGGATGTGCTTTGCGGTTTTCCGACGTAACTCTTCGTCGGAAGTGAAGATGAAGATAGGGCTGGACCATTCGACATCGGTTAAGAGTTTACCGGGGCATAGGCTGAGAAATGCATCTTTGTGTTCTTGGTTGTTAAACATGGTTTATTCCTCCTTACGCCGGGCTTAGCCGCCCGGCTCGGCGTGGTATGGGTTACGCGTAAACTTGATACAGATTTCCATTTTTCCAAAGCCATGTCATGTGTGCACAATCGAAGCGGATAAACTGGTAATCAGTCGCGTCGTAATATGGTGTTCCAATTATCTGAATCCGGCTTGCTTCAAAACCCCATTCGCTATTTACTTTGACGATTGACACCTCTTCGGTTACCTCGGTGTCGCAATCGTTCACTATCCATTTGTCACGCCCCTCTTGGTATGCAACGATCGCTTTCGGGTCGCGTAGGCACCATTTGTAATGAGCGTATGCGTAAGCCTCGGAGGGTCGGAGCTTCTTTTGATTGACAAGCTCCGAAAGTGCGGCATAAACAGTCTTTAAGGTTTCGCCTTCGTAATGCTTGCCCGCCTCGATCACAAACTCTTCCTCGGTGATTAAAATATCATTCATTGTTTTTCCTCCTCTGTTTTTTGATCAATACCTTGATGTTTTTCATCAACCTTATGATTATAATATACACCATAATAATCAACGTGTCAACTATTATAATCATAGTATTGATGTTTTTAATCAAACATGTTATTATCCAGCTAAGGGGGATGATGACGTGATCATGAATAAGCTAAGTGAAATCATGGGCCGCAAACGCCTAAAGATATCGGATGTGATCGAAGGGACTGGTCTTGCTCGGAATACAGTGGCCGAGATGTACCACGGAAGGGCGCAAGGGGCCAACTTTGAGACGCTGGATAAACTTTGTAACTATTTAGATGTGGGAGTGGGGGAACTATTGGAACACAAAAAAGACGCTGGGGGTTAACCCTGGCGTTGATCAATTCAAAAAGTTTATTTTTACCGTCAAACGACGGTTATTTTTATTGTCTAGAAGGAGAGAATGTCGATGATTGTTTCGGGACGTAATCCACCAAGTGTGCTGTAATGATAAGCCAGTTACCAAGGAGGGGGCGGAATGTCGGATAAAGATACCAATGAGATCATAGTATCTCTCGGTAAAATATGGGATGCGGTTAACGATCTGCGAGTCTTAATTGCTGGTAGCTACGTCACCAAAGAGGATCTTCTGAAGCACAAAGAAGAAAACTGTAAAGCCATGGACGAATTAAAAGCAGCTACGAAAGGCCAAGTGCCTGGGTGGCTGCTCATTATTTTACCGATTGTATCCGGAGTGATCGTAGGCTTGGCAGTAGCGATGTTTAAATAGAAAGGGTGAGATTATGCAAAAACCAACTATCATTTGGATTGGATCGCCACACTACAGCGCAGAGTTTAAAAAACTAAAAACTCTCGCCATCGTCAACCACATCATGAGCGGATCACTAGCCGGTACAGATTCGTGGTTTAAGAATCCAATCAGTAAAGTTAGTTCCCATTTCGGGGTGGGTAAGAACGGGGAAATCCACCAATACGTAAGCTTGGACAACCCTGCATGGGCCAACGGTGGAGTGAATAAACCCGATTGGCCTTTGCTTAAATCCGGTGTTAATCCGAACTATTACACGGTCAGTATTGAACACGAGGGAGAAACCGGAGACGTAATGTCTGAAGCGCAGTACCAGGCGACACTTGCTTTGCATCGGTGGCTGATCGAGACGTTAGGCATACCTGTGACCAAGGATAATATCATTGGGCATTATCGGATTGACTCGGTTAATAAAGCTAATTGTCCGGGTGCTGGATTTCCGTGGGATCGATTATTTAAAGATTTAGAAGGAGGAAGCGACATGACGGATCATACAGTGGTTTACTTTACTGACACAGATTTCTCTAGTGCGCGGATCATTTCCAGGAAATTAGGCGGGTGCGCTATGTATTGTCGCGACGGAAACAATGCCAATATTCACAAGGACATTGAGAATTGCAAACATCCTATAATTGTTGGCGGTGCAGAACTAGACATCCCAGGGGCTACAAATTGCTGCGGACTTCATGCGGAAGATACAGCTATCAAGGCTGCCGAATACGCGAAAACGCTGTAGTATTTTGTGGTCCTAAAGAACAACGGCAAATTCACAAGCGCTTGCCAATTTGATATGAAAGGAATGATCTCTATGTTAGAAAAACTACGCAAACCTGCTTTAGCAGTTGCTGTCTTGGGGGCCGTAAAACTCGTCACCGAGGCCTTTGGCCTGCAGATCTTGACAGATGAATCGATTAATGCTATCGCCAATGGCGTGGCAGCCGTGGCCACGGTCATCGGGATACTAATTAATCGTGATGCACCACAAGGTTAAACTTAGACATGATGAAAGCCCTCCTGCCTTAATTGGTGGGAGGGCTTTTTTTGCGATTTTATCCTATTAATTCACTTCCACGATTTGAGCCATCGCCTGAGGTATTGTCATCTCTGCGCCCATAACTGTCTTATATGTCAGCAATCCTGCCGATGTCCCCCAAAAGGATATTATGTCATCCTCTAAAACTCTACCGTTAACGATTCCTTTATCGTACATAACAAACATAGTGTCATCATATCCATAGGCTCCCTTAGTCACATTAACGCGAAGTCCTACATTTTTACCTTCTTCTTGGACCTGTATAACCTTTCCGGTGTATTTAACCTTTTTACCCTTATAGTTATCAGGATTTCTCGCCAAATCTTTGTAAGGGATGGATTGGGCTTCATTCTTTAATGTTGTTATTTTGGCCGCAGCTGCCGCTTTCTCTGCTGCAACCTTAGCTTCTGCGTCAGCTTTTGCCTTCGCCTCGGCTGCTACCTTTGCTTCTTCAGCTTGCTTAGTCTTTAATTCGGCATCTGCTTTTTCCTGGGCTATTTGTTCTGGAGTCTTTGCTGGAGTACTAACCGTAGGTATACTTGGCGAAGTAGTCGGTATCGTTTTACTATTACCACTGTCATTAACTGCAAAAATAAAGAATAGTACTAACATGGTCAAAGCTGTCAAGAGTGTATGCTTCCTCTTTAAAGGCTCTTTGCCTCTGGCGATCCATTTCGGATTAATAGAAATTATCAGCAT